GGTTATCTCTAACTCGTTTACAATTTTTTTTGATTCCTTTAGGTCGGTTTCTTTTGTCGCTAATTCGGTTGTAAAATCAGTACGTTTGAAATTTCTGATAAGTGCACTCACTTCCTTAATGTCTTCATTAGCAGCCTCATACAACTTATCGAATATATCTAACCCCATAAATTGGGCCATCAAATCTTTCCTTTCCGATTGTGATTTATCAATGAATAAGGTATTGTTTCCCTGAAGGGATAGGGCAGTAAGTACAAAGTCTTCATACCTACCAACGTATTGTTCGATGATGGAGTTAGTATCTCTCCTTTCAGTTCCATTAAGGGATTCCGTTATACCGTCTTTTATTCTCCAAAATTGAACATCTACTTTAACGTTCTTTCCATTGTTAACCATCCTTGCTTCTCTCCTTATATAGTAAGGGATTCCCTCTACATTAAAGTCCAATTGGCAATGGAAGTCTGATTTACGATTATTTAGTATATTACCTGCTTTGAATGTCCTGCTGCATCTATCAAACAAACAAAATGATATCGCATCAAATAGGGATGATTTTCCGCTAGCATTTGGTGCGAATAATCCCATTAGTCCGCTAACCTTATCAAAATTAATTATATTATCTTCACCATAGGAAAACATATTAGAGAATTCAAACCTCAACGGCTTCCATTGTACGTTTCGGGTTAAATCATCTATTACTATCTTACTATTAATTTCTTTATTTAATGATTGGATTCCTAATATATCTTCCGGTGTTACAAATGGCATCATCCTTTGTATATAATCCGTTATTAAAGAGTTTTGATAATTAACATCCGTAATATCTTCAAGTTCTAATTGGTTATCTCTATCGCCAGTTTTTTTCTTTGCTAAACTATCAGTTTTTATGATTGTAAAATCTTCAACTCCATATTTTATTTTGATTTCAGTTATTGCTCTCTTTGTATCTGCTGCATCGGTATCAGAAAATCTTACTCTAAGTCTTGGAAACTTTGGTAAATTAATTACATCTGGTACTATACCATTTATGATATCCATAGTATAATATCCATAATCATTTTGAATATCAACTTCCTCATAGGTCATTGTATCTAAATCCCAAACTAAGAATCCATGCTTATCTAATGTCTCACCGAAGTTTTGTTGTACCAAAGAACCGGCATATACCACTTTACAACCGGATGGTGATATCATCTCTTGTCTTTTATGAATATCCCCCAATAGGGCTAAATCATATCCATCAAACATATCAGTTGTAAAATGACGTGAAGATACTACATATCCGATATCGGTTTGAGAGTTATCAACTGGTCCGTGAAATAGTGCAATCTTTTTGTTTGCAAATAATGTATCGGCTTTAGGCCAATTATTTTTGTTATCAAATATACTGAATACTGCAAAATCCACATCACCTATTCCGTAAACTTGAGTATCTCTTAAATAATGTAGGTTTGGTAATTTTAATGCATCTACAATTGGAGTAAGTACATCCAATCTATCCGAATTATTCATATTACAATCGTGATTGCCCGCAATAAGAATAGTTTCACAATGTTTTGTACACTCCGTTAATAACCAACTTATTTCTTTTAGTAATTCAGGTGACATTTCCAATTTAGCGTGTGCAATATCACCTGCCAAATAAATAATAGAATCTTCAGTTCCTCTTTTCTTAATCTCATCGAACATAGAGTAGAATACTTCTCTAAATTCTTTATGTCTTTTTACATTACGAATGTGTATATCCGCAATATGATAAATTCTTTTTAATTTACTCATATATTATTTAGTTTGGATAGGACTAAGTCATCCCATCCGGTTTCTTTAGCTCCTTTCAATAATTCGTTTACTTTTTTAAATCCCATTTCACCAGCATCTTTATCAGTTGGTATAATATTTTTTACTTTAATCCCATTTTTCATAAACCATTCCGTATGTTTAGTAGAATCATCTACGGCATCAGAATCTAACATAATTGTTACATCGGTAACACCCTTTTCCATAATTTTGTTTTTTAACTTGCTAAGTAAGAACTTACCTAATAATGGAATTACATTTCTTTTTACTGAAAATGAATCAAATACACCTTCTACTAAAATAATTGGTTCGTTCCAATTTATTTGATTCTCAAACACAATTACATCTCTACTAATTGGCGGATTCTTATATTTCATTTTCTCATCTTCATAAAAAGAACGAGCTACGAAATAATTAAGGTCACCATTGTCATCGTAAGAAGGTATAATAACCCTACCACCATATAACCCATCTTCACAATATCCGATGTTATACTTTACGATATCAGCTTTTGTGATATCTCTTTTATTTAAATAGTGAAGGGCTTGATTATAAGCGGGGTTGATACTTTTTGGGCAAAAGTACAATTGTTTGAATTCTTTTGGTAGTTGTAACTTAACTACATATTCTTCTTTAGAATCGTATTCAGGTTCATCTCCATATACATCTCTAACCTTATTCAGGTCCCTAACATCTACATTGAGTTTGCGGAGTAGAGAATATATACTTCTACCTTTAGAATCACATACCCAGCAGTGCCATCTTTGAGTATCTAAGTTGACTTGAAGTTTCTTTTTGTGGTGATTACAAAATGGACAATGGTGTGCCTGTTCGTTTCCCTTTAAGGATGAACCCACTCCGAGTGTAGAATCTAATATTGTAATTATTTGTAATTTATTCCTACCAGATAGCATAGTTTGGATATTATTATCACAAATATACGAAAATTATCCGATATAACCTAATTAATGGTTGGAATTCTTTACATCATAAAGGAAGTCTGCTAAAAATTGTAATTTGTTAGCAATTTGCTCTCTTGGTACATTATTGGTTACCATTCCTTTAAGGTCTACTAACGATGCCGCTGCTATTTGAAGTGCATCATCTTTTGCGTTTAAATAAGCTTCGGAGATTCCGTACTTATGTGCGATTTGAGGTATTGTCATAACTATGGGTTTATAATATCCCTACGGAAGAATTTTCCCATAAGGTTTTCGTTTATTGCTTGTTCGTTGGCCAGTACATCGTAATGAAACTGCCATTTAATTTCGTAATATGATAAGGATTTCTTTGAAAAGCAAAACTGGATAATTTCTCTTTCAAAATCACCAGCTCTACCTTCTTTTACTTCGGACTTAATCCATTCGTTTGATGAATAGTATTTCTCCCAATCGGAAGCACTTCTAACAACTCTCTTTCTAGTCTTACCCTTAAGGGGCTTCAATCTTCGAACCTGATTTAGGGATTTCTTCCCTATATAAAATCTACCAGTTGGTATGTGTATCATTTTATAGATAAACCCAACTGCACCTTCCGGTGTGTTTTCCTCTGTAACAATATTTCCATTAAATTTCCAACTCATTGATTATTTTTTGAAAAGTTCTGAATACTTTTTTGTAGTATTCACTGCACCTTTTCTAGCTTTGCTAAGTTTAGTTTCATCAGTTGATAGGTTTAACCCACCATCCGCATTTATTGGAGTTTTATCTCCACCTTTAATATTAGCTACTCCTGTTTTAGGAATTGATTTTGTGTATATATCAACAATGCTTGCCATTTTTATATGTGTTTATTTAGTATAAATATAACGTTATGTATCGAAACGTATTATAAAATTAACTGGATAGTTTGGTTCTGATTTAATTGGTTGTGGTAATTTTGCAACTGCTAGTAATGATAATGAATCATCATACAACCCAATTGTTGTAATATATGGAGCTAAATAAGAACCAGTTGGGTCTATTGAACCACTATATTCATAATCATCAAAACTACCAAATTTATTAGGGTCTAATTTAGAAACATAAGCATATTTTGAATTTCTTACATTTTTAATTCCAGCATCATAATAATCAGTAGTAACTAAATCATTTGGTTTTTTTCGTAGTGATTCAGCTCTACTTGTGGTTATTCTAACTTTTTTAGCACCATCTTCATATACTGCTGATGGATTTTGTGAAAAATTAAATTCTCCCTCTAATACTGGTATGAATATTTCATTTTCATATATTGTTTTTGTAGAACGAAAATCCAAAGTAAATTGAGTTAAATTTCCAGCACCAGAACCACTCGTTATATCTCTAGTTAAAACAACTAATCCCCTATCATAAAAAATATTACCAGCTACATTACTACCGGAATCTATTAAATTTGAATAACTATCATCGGTAAATGTTTTTGAAGTTGCATCGTTGGTTAACACAACAGTACCTGGCTTTATACCTTCTCCATAATAAGATTGTGGAATTGAAAAAACTGCCATTTGTTCCTGTAAAACTCTTTCGTTTTTTGAAGTGTATGACCTTCTTCTTCCAACTTCCGTTATCATTGAAGATGTTTCTGGATTTAAATAAAATTGTGCTTTTATTGAACGAAATAAACTTATTTTAGAATATCCATATGATTTTTCTTCAATTTCTGCATCATAATCCCCAATACTCCCACTTTTAGCAAAAATAGGGTTAATATCATTCTCATCCAATCTCCATTCTTTATAAACTTTGAGAGGTCTTACTATAATATCGGATTTTGGAATTTGTTTTAACATCTATTGTTTTCTTTTATATAAATATTCTATAAATGAAAAACCCCCTTTGATTAGGGGGCTTATCATTTTATCTAAAATAATTATTGATTAGAATGAAAGTTTAACTTTAATTAAAACTTCTTTATCAAATGATTTAACAATTGGTTGAGAAGTTTTTGCCACAGCAATCAATTCGTTTGAATCATTATAAAGACCTACAGTTGTAACAAACGTTTGAGGGTCAGTTTCAAATGTTGGTTCGGTAAAGAATCCATTAGCATCTACATATGTAGGATTATTAGAGTAGTTAAATTCTCTATTTGTTGCTCTTACGAAGAAGTGTTGAGTAGAAATATTTTCAGTTCTACGTGCTTCAAAATCACCACCTTTTTTAATTGCGTAAAATAATAATTTTTGATTATATGCTTCGTGTGTTGTTGCTATACCACCTTGTAAACTACCAGTATTTAGGAATCCAACTTCACCAACATTACCAACTACGTTTCCTATTGCT